ACGAGCCGCCGCTCCTGGTGAGGGCGATGATGTTGACGCCATACTCGAAGATGTAGGTCTTGTCCTGCTCCGGCTTCTCTCCCCAATAGAACACGCCCCCAGAGAAGAAAAACGGCTGTTTGATGTTCCATGCTGCATGTACGGCATTGATCGCCTCGATGACGTTCATCTGCCGAATGGGAAGCCGTTTCCGTTCCGGGTATCCCTTGGAGGAGAGCTTCATCTTCGAGAGCCCGGCCTTCCCGAGAAAGTAGGCGATCATCTCCTGCGGAGTTGTGTCGAGGAATGTGTTGTTGATCTGCGTCTCCTCGAGGAGAAGCATCTCGTCCTTGAGAGTCACTTCGTCGGTGAAGCCTCCTCCGTTGTACGGCTTGGAGACGTAGCCGGTGAAGACCTCCTCAAAGACATTGTTATACCCGAGCTCAATCGCTGCCGGGTCTTTCCGGGCGAGTGAGATCTTCGGTTGAAACTGCTCCGTGAAGCGGATCTTCGCCCAATCAAAATAAGAAGACTTCGAGGAATAGACCTCGATCTCTATGCCCTTGTCGAAGGTATAGGGGCCAGCGCGGGCCGCGATTTGAGGGTAGAATAATTCGAGCGTTTCCATCCTGTTCCTCCTCTCGGGTTAGTATGGCATCTGTGAGACCTTGTCGAGAGCTGCCGCCGTGCTTGCATCGTCGACGGCTGGGGACTTCCCTCGGCTCGTCTGCAAGTATTTTTGATAGTCAGAAGACAAGGTCGTTTGCTGCTGGGTTCCGCCGGAGCTCCCGCCAGAGGAGCCGCCGCCGGACGAAGATCCCGACGAGCTGCTCGTCGTCTGTATGGTCTGCGGGACGTACTCCCAGAACTCAAGGGAGACGGTGAGCTGCTCCTTCTTGTTCTCCATTTTGTGAGTGAGCCCCTTGAATAGAACCTTGTCGACGCCGTGCGCTGCCGTGTCTTCGCTGACAATAGAGAGCGGCTTCGGGACTGACTGGCCGGGCGTTCGGAAGATCGCCCGAAGCGTCTCGAGCCGCTGGTACTTCGTTTGCGTTGGTGTGTCGTCGAGAATGAGTTCGATATTGACCTTCGCGTCCTCGTAGCCCGTCGCCTGTTTGGGCTTTGTGGCGCTGCCCTCGACCTCTTGCTCGTCGATCTGGGCCGACTCCTTGACCTCGATACTCTTAACAAGGCCAGGGAGGACGACCCCGTTCACCTTGACGATCTGGTCTTCGGTGTAAATCATTGTCGTCTCCCCCTCCTTGTTATGCCGGTGCCGGTTCGGCGTCTTGATCGTCTGCGGGTTCCTCGCTGCCGTTGGCCTCGGCGTAGTCCTCGACCTCCTTGAGCATCGCGAGGAGCTGCTCGAGGTCTTTGATCTTCTTGAGGTCGACCGGAATGAGCAGCTTTTGAATGATGACTTGCTTGCCGGAGCTGCCCTCGCCGGAGCCTCCGCTCTCGGAGCCTTCCTTCTTGCCGCCTCCGCTTGTGAGGTCGACCTTCTGGACGGGCTCGCGTTCGAGCGTAGCCTTCGCGCCGTCGAGTCCCTTCTCGATTGCCTGGGCGGGTGCATCCTGCGCCAGCTCGAGGCCGTGGGCGTAGGTTGTCATCGTGCGTTGTCCCGAGAGGGTCAGCGTCGAGAGAGGGCCTTCTTTCGCGTCGGAGAAGGGGAGCATATTTCGGATGCGCTGCAAGCCGCCCTTTACCGCGTCGACCGCGCCCGTGAACGCCGATTTGATACCGTTCGCGAATGTGGTGACGACGCGCTTGCCCGACTCAAAGAACCACGTCACGGCTCCCGTGACCGTGTTCTTGATCGCGGTGATTCCATTCGAGAACGCCGTTTTGACGGCTGTGAACCGTTCGGACACGCCCGAGGCTATGTTCGTCACGAAGCCGACAAACTTGTCACGGATCGCCGAGACCCGCCGGTGAGATTATCCAGGAAGGTAAAGCCCGCCGTATAGATGCCCTTGACGCCCTCGACCGCTGCCGCTGCTGCACCACGGATTCCCCCGCCGTGCGCCTCGTATGCGGATCGCATGTTGTCGAGGTTCTGGGAGACCGTCGCCTTCGCTGCGTTCATGACGGAGCCGATGACGTTGCCGATGCCGGAGAAGATCGCCGACGCGACCTCAAGAGCTGCGCCGAGCTTCTCCTTGAAAAAGTCGATGATTGCGTTGACCGCGTTTCGGAACCACTCGCACTTGTTGTAGAGCAGCACCAGGGCCGCGATGAGGGCCACGATGCCGATCACGATCCAGGTGACAGGGTTCGCCAGGAGTGCCGCTGTAAAGCTCCACACGCTCGATATGAGCGGCGTGAGCGCTCCCTTCGCTAATAGGAACCCGGCCTTGAGGAGCTTGAACCCGGAGATTACCTTCGTGATAATCAAGCCCACGCCGGAGACGACGGCGATGACCGTGCCCGCTATGGTGAGGAAGCCGCCGATCGCCAGGACGACGAGCATGATGACCCGGACGAGCTCCTGGTTCTCCTCGACCCACGAGCCGACCTTCGTGAGCACCTGCTCGCCGGTCGACATGAGATCGTTGATTGTCGGGAGTAAGCTATTCCCGATCGACTCCTTCACGTTCTGGATGCGCTGCGTGAGCCGCTCAAACCGTTCGGGCTCCGTTTCGTTGATTGCGTTCGCCATCTCCGTGGCGACGCCGGTGCCGGAGCCGAGGGCGTCGTACATGGTGAGGATGTTCCCTTGTAGGTCTCCGCACTTGTTGTAGAGCAGGTCGATGAGGTCGACGGCCTCGTCCGTTCCGAAGGCTTCGGCGATCTCCTGCTTCTCCATCGCGTCGATGGTCTCGCCGTATTTGCCCCGGAGCTGGTCGAGGATCTCCGGCATACTCTTTAGTTGGTTGTTGGCGTCCAGGAACGACAAGCCCAGGGCGTCGCCGCCCTTCGCTGCCGCGCCCAGGAACGCCGCGTACTTCGTGCCCGCCTCCGAGCCGCTCATGGTGCCTTGCAGCATACCGAGGATGGTGAGCTGCTCCTCGAGGGGGACGTTCGCGTTTGTTGCCGACGCGCCCAGGCTCTCGATGCTCGAGGCCATTTCCGAGCCCGTCGTCTTGAACTGCTGCACCGACTTCGCGATACCCGCCGAGAACATCTCGCCGAACTCGATGTCGCTCATGTCGTCGTAGTAGTTCTTATAGATGCCGTAGCCCGTGGCAAACAATGACGTCATCTCGCCGACCGTCGACTTTGTGGCCTTTGCCGTTAGGCCCGCGAGACTGGTGAACTCCGCGACGCCCTCGTCCGAGAGCGTCGCGATGCCGCTCTTGATGTCGTAGGCTGCCGCGATGAAGTCGGCCTTCGTCGTTCCGGCCCATTGGTCGGAGAACTGCCGGGCGGCGTCTTCCACGACGCCGAGATCCTTCACGCCCAGGGAGGCGAGCTCGCCGATCGCTCTCCGGGTTTCAAATGTAGCCTCGACCGGGGACAGCACCGCCCCCGTGATCTGCGAGCCGACCTCCTGCATGACGGCCCCCGTCTTTGCCATATTGCCGAGCGCTGCGTTTGCCTTTTGCAGCTTTGAGACGGTGCCGTTGACGCTTGATGTGACTCCGGCCATAGGCCCGGTGAGGTTGTCGATCATGTTCATTATGAGGGACAGCCGGAACACGGACTCTAAGCTCATGCTTTGCCTTTCACCTCCTAACAAAACGATGGAGGCGACCTTGTGCTCTTAAAAGAGGCGACCGATGCCGCCCGGCTAATCCGACGCGAACACGTCCGCGATCGCCTGGGCGACGATCCTCTCCTCGAGCTCCTGGATGTACCTCGCTTTCGCGACGTACCGGAGGAACTCGTCGAGGCCGATCTCCTCAATGTCGAAGTCCTCTAAAAGAGCCGGAGGGAGGAAGCGGTAGATTTCCAGGAGACCGGACTCCACCACGTTCCCCCTCACCTCCGAGAGCTGCTCTTTTAGAGCATCTTCAAATTTGTCTGTTTGGAGAGGCCCAGCATCCCGAGCAGCTTCTCACCGATGGAGAGCGCCAGGGCCGGGAACTCCTCAAGGTTCGCCTCGAGAGACGCCCGGCTCTCCTCGACCACGTTGTCAAAGAGGAACACCTTGAGCGCCTTCGTCGCGCCCTGGGCGGTGGTCTTAACATATCTGTCATAGCTCGCCGTGGAGGGGCGCTTGAAGAAGAACTCGACATTCTTCTCGGTCTCGTCATCGACCTCGATCGTCGCGCCGACGCGGTAGACCTTGCCGTATTTCTCCTTGAGCTCCTCCGTCTGGGACTTCTGCGCGGTGTCTTTCTTGATTTCTTCCATGGTTTCGTGTCCTCCTATTCTCGATTATCTTGAGATGGTTTTTACTTCGTGGGCTCGACGCCGTCCTCCACAATGCCGCCGACGATCATGAGGTCGATGTCGACAGTGAGGGACTTGTCGCCCTGTGCTGCCTTGTGGCTGCGCTTGATCGGGACGACCTTCTTCAGCTCGTCGATGCGGGTGCGCTCGCCTTCGTTGGCGTAGGAGACGACCACGGAAGGCCACTCGAGGCCATAGAAGGGGACGCCCTTCGCCTTGCAATAGGCAAGGACGTCGTCGTAGTCATCCCGGAGCATAGACATTTTACCGGACGCTTTATAGTTGCCCTTGCCATAGCCCCGGGGACGGTTGCCCTTGCCGTAGCTTTCTTCCATGTCCTGCTCGTCGTCGTAGCTGATTTCCTGCACGACCAGGACGAGGCCCGGGATCTTGACGTCAACGTCGCCCCAGCTATAGGTCTGACCGTTTACTTTAAGGGACATAACTCTTTAACCTCCTTCCCTTATTCGCTGGGCTGTGCCCTGCCGAGGTCGACCTCGACCTCGCGGATATAGCCCCGGGAGACATAGCGGATCTTGACCCGCATAGTCTCGTCCTCGAGGATGGTCTCCTGTCCTTCCGGGACGGTGATCTCGGCGGAGCTGATCTCCTTCGCGTCGATCATCCGCTGCAAGGGGACGAACATGAACTTCGCCCGGGTCTCAAGCTCGCCCTGCACGTCCTCGAGGTCGATGTCATCGTTCAGCAGGAGGAGCCCTTCCTTCCGGGTCTCCCGGATGATCTTGTTCTTGACGCGGACGTCCTCGGCGTAGCGGAAGTCGCTCCCGTCCGGGCTCATCATCTTCGTATGGTAGACATAGAAGTCGTCGAGCCCGTCGTATTCCCGGAACGTCAGATAGCCCGCGAGATCCAGGAGCTCGATGATGGAGTTGTCCATTTCGGCGGGGAGCAGCTCGAGGAGCTTCGTCTTCGGGATGCCGAAGCCCGCCTCCGTCCTGGTCTTGCCGATGGACTCCTGCACCGCTGCCTTTGCGTAGAGGCCACACACAAGGCCCGCGAGGTTGGTGATCTGGGTCGAGCCGTCCAGCTTGACCAGACGGCCCCAGGCGGTGACGACCTGGATGTCGTAGTTCTTGACCTTCTTCCGCTTGGCCTCCATCTCGAGGGCCCAGTCAGTGAGATCCCCGCCGCCCATCATGTCGGGCTCGTCCTCCTCGTCGCCGGTCGTGGGATACTTGGCCTCGAATACCACGAACACGGGCTTGTGGTAGACGTCGCGGAGCTCGATTTGCGCCTCGCTCACCGCCTGCCAGAGATCGAGGTCACTCTCGCCGACGACGTGGATGAACTCATACTCCTCGGCGAACTTCTGGAGCTTTGTGAACGCCGCCAGGACGTCGCCGTTCGTCATGGTGGGCGCGGTGGTGGTGAAGCTGTAGGAGTCGTTCACAAGGAACGAGCTCGGCTTCTGGTCTTCCTCGGTCGCCTCGGTGAACTTGAGTTTGAGGCCGGTTCCGGTGATCTCATACTCGCCATTGACGGGGACGGTGATCTCGTCCGTGAAGGTGTTTCCCCCGTCGATAGAGTACACAAAGGCGGCGGTGTTGAGCTGCCCTTGCGCGGTGAACTTAACCACCACGGAGAAGGCGTTCGTCGGAGAGCCGTCGACGGTAACGGAGCCGCCGCCGTCGCCGGTCTTAGAAACGATTCCCAGCTCGCCCGCCGTAGTAGCGGAGACCGGGAGACAGTAGATCCGGGACGCGCCGAACTGCACGGAGTCCATGACAGCGTCAGCCAGAGGAGACAGGCCGAGGCGATCCTTGATTTTGGTCGCGTCCATGTCTCCGGTGATGATGATCGGGGTGTCCGACACAATGGGGG